ACCATTGAAAAACTGCTGCGGCGTGATGCCGAAATAATCGCAGATGGCAAGAAACTCCTTCATCGGCGGCAGCGCCTTGCCGGAGGAAATGTTGTATACATATCCGCGGCTGTGCCCCAGATCATAGCTCATCTGATATTCCGAAACGCCCCTGCGCAGCCGAAGCTCGGTAATGCGGTTCCGGATAAATTCCTCCGTCATTGGTATCACCTCATATAGATAATACCGACAAGGAACAATTCAATAGTAAATAAATATTTGTCATAACATATTGCAATAACTAAAAATATATGTTATCATTTGCAATGAATCCAAGAATCTTGTAAATAATTACTATTCTGACAAAAGGAGGCGAGAAAATGGCGAAAACGATAAAGAGTATTGGGTTCACGCAGAATGATGAAGCGCTGGTAGAGAAGATCACGATTTATCAGAAGAAAAACAACCTATCCTTTATTGCCGCTGTCAGAGAGCTGTGCGAAACGGCGTTGAAAATGGAAACAATCGTAAAAAAGCTGGGGTGAAAGATGGCTTGATCTGAAAGACAATTTTGCTTTATACATCATCTTTTCACGCGAGCTATATTAAGGAGGAAAATATGTTTATAACAGTGTATGGAAAATACGGTCCCCAACCACCTAAAAATCACGTAATCAATACAAACCTTATTCAGAAAATTCAAACTTACCAACCTCTGTTCGGAAAAGAAAAATATTATGACATCTGGGTACAAACCGACGGATACGGCCCCCAATATGTTTACCGGGTATCAAGATCGGAGGCAAAGAAGCTTTGTGACGCAATTGGGATAGACATCGTAGACCTATAATAATTATTTTTTCATGAAAAAACCGCCGGGACAGAGCCTGTCCCGGCGGTTGTGCTTATGAAAATTATCAGCCGTTGACCATCTTGGCGACCTCGGCGGCGAGGTCGTCCTGGCGCTTCTCAATGCCTTCGCCCTTCTCAAAACGGACGTAGCCCTTGACGGTGACGGGGGTGCCGAGCTCCTTGGCGACGGCGGCGACATGCTGCTCGACGCTGACCTTGTCGTCCTTCACGAACGGCATCTGGAGCAGGCAGATCTCCTTGAACCACTTGCCCAGACCGCCGACAACGATCTTCTCGATGATGGCGTCGGGCTTCTTCGCGTTCTTCGGATCCTGCTTCGCGGTGGCGATACGGATCTCCTTTTCCTTCTCCACGTCGGCGGCGGGGACGTTGCTCTCGTCGAGATACTGCGGGTTGAGCGCACAGATCTGCATGGCGACGTCGCGGCCGAGCTCGGTGACGGCCTCAGCGGAGGCTTCGGTCTCAAGCTCGACGAGCACGGCGACCTTGCCCTTCTGGCGGAGGTGGCTGTTGGCTCCGTGCTTCTCCACGGGGACGTGGTACATCATGGAGGCGGTCTTGCAGTAGATGTCCTCGCCGTTGCGGAAGGCTTCCAGCACCCACTCCTCGCCGGCGAGCCATGCCAGCACGCGGGCCTCGATGGCTGAGAAGTCGGAGACAATGAAGCGGCAGCCGTCGGACGGGATAAAGGCCGTCCGGATCAGCTCGGAGAAGACGAAGGCCGTCTCGCCGAACAGGGTGCCCATGGTGTCGAAGTCTCCCTCGGCGGCCAGCTCACGGGCCAGAGCGAGATCCGGCAGCGAGTTCTTGGCCAGGTTGTGGGTCTGCACCAGTCGGCCGGCCCATCGGCCGGAGCGGTTGGCGCCGTAGAACTGAAGGATGCCTCGCAGCCGGTGATCCTGGCAGTGTGCCACCAGCATCGTGCTGTACTTGGCCACGCTGGTCTTGCCCAGGGCCGTGCGGATCTCCAGCACGCGCCGGACGACTTCCGGCAGCGCAGGATCCTGGAGGGCTTCGGCGATGGTGTCCTTGGTGACGTTGGCCATCTCCACGCCCTGCTCAGAGAGCCAGCGCTTCAGCTGTGCCAGGCTGTTCGGGTTTTTCAAGCCGGTGAGCTCCTGAGCTTCCTCCTGGAGCTCCTGCCGGCGCCGGGTGTCATATTCGACGATCTTCTCGACCATGGGGATGTCGAGCCTCACGCCGTTGTCGTTCATGTGTTGATCCAGAGACCAGAGCGCCTGCTCGTCCTCTGGGGTTTTGTAGATGGATAGCTTCCGGAGGATCTCCTGCTCGGTCACGACGTCCTGCCGGTTGTAGTTCTTGTAGAGCTGCCACTTGGCCGGATCATGCGCGGGGAGGTTCCTCGTCCTCTGGCCGTTGGTCCGGGTAGGCTTGCACGGCTTCGAGAAAAACTGGATCAGCGCCTTGCCCTGGGGATCCTTCAGCTTATCAGCCGGGAGGCCCAGCGCCACGCCGGCGCCCGCCAGATTGCCCGGCAGGCCCAGCGTCAGCGCCTTGACCATGGTGCAGCGCCATTCCTCGGGCGGCATGGGCTTGTTCAGCCATTTGGCCAGACAGGTGCGCTCGAAGTTTGCGTTGAAGGCAGTCTTGACGATCTGGGGGTCGGTGAGGGCCTCGCAGAACTCGGCCATCATGTCCGGATCTGCATCGAAGCAGTCGATGGTCCGGACTTCATCCTCGCCCCAGTCGTCGAAAATGTACGAGATCAACAGGATGTCGAAGTCGGGCGCCTCTGTGTAGGCATAGACGCCCGCGTCGGTCAGATCCACGGAGCTATAGGTTTCTATATCCACGCCCATAACTCGGTGCATCGTTGTCCCTCCTTAGAAGTCTTCCTCGTCCTCGTAGTCATCGTCGCCGAAGTCAGACTCGGCAGATGCACGAGCAGCGCCCAGGCGCTCGTCGTCCTTCAGCTTCTGGATGTTGTTCAGGCCCGCGCCGATGCCCTTGTTGCCGCTGGTGTTGAAGGGGAAGAAGTTGATGGAGGCACGGCCCCAGCAGCCAGAGTAGACCTCGTCGGGGTCCAGGATCTCGTTCAGATCCTCGTCAACGATGCCGGGCTTCTGGGTGCTGTTGCAGTTGAGGAAGTACATACCCTCGTACTCAGGAGCCTCGTCGGCACGCTCGGCGTCGCCGTCACGCAGGGGCAGCTTCAGGTTGGCAGGCTTCTTGCCGTTCCATTTGGAGCTGATGCCGTCCTGGACGGCTGCGTCGATGGCTGCGCGGATCTTCTTGATGGTGGCCTTGTCCTCCTTGGGGATCAGCAGGCAGATGCTGTACTTGGCGTCCTGACCGGCCTGGAAGGCGCGGCTCTTGAAGATGTTGACGTAAGAGAAACGAACTTTTCCGGTGATAACTTTGGTAGTAGACATTTTATAATCCTCCTTAAATTTAGAACGGCGCGACCTCGTCGTCGCCGGTGGTGAAGTCGGCCTTGGCCGCTTCGGTTGTGTTGATGGCTTCGCGTTTATCGGACTCCGGCACGAGGACCGGTTTGCCCTGGGGTTTGATCAGCAGGTCGCCCAGAGTGGCGGCCAGCTTCTTCTTGCCGACGATCTTCTCCATCTCGGTGATGCCGTAGAGCTTGCGCTGGTAGAGCATCGCCTCGTCGAAGCCGGCGGCCTTCAGCTTATCGGCCACCTGGATCTCGTCGGCGTACTTGCGGATGCTGCGGCCCTCGACCAGCTTCCAGCCCTCGAAGTGCTTGCCGCTCAGAGCCTCGGTCAGAGCGTACTCGCTGACCTCCTCGGCCCACTTCTTCAGATGGTCGGCCTGGGCCAGCACCTCGGCGATCTCCTCGTCAGAGAGCAGCGGAGGCTTCTGGAACTCCATGCGGGCCAGATCCAGGTTGTACTCGGCACGCTTGCGGCAGCGGGCCTTCGCCGGGCAGAAGCGGCACCAGTCGCCGGCTGCGAAGTAGTCGGTGCCCTCCATGGCCATGATGGCGCGGGGCGCGACTTCTTCTTCGCCCCAGAGCAGCAGCTCCTTCAGGAGCACGACCTCGCTGGCCACATGATCGAGCCGGGGCTGGATGACGGTGGTCTTCACGGTGTCGAAGTCGTAGAGGTCGCCGAACAGATTGACGGCGCCCAGACCGTAGAGACGGAACTGCGGGTTGTTCTTGGCCTCGACCTTGACGCCTTTGCCGTACTTCAGGTCGATGACCTGGATCATGTTGCCGCCGATGATGACGACGTCGGAAGTGCCGAAGCCCTCCGGGATCCACTTGGTCAGATCGAGGCGCTGCTCGATCATCAGCTCGGCGCCTTCGCCGGCTGCGGCGAACTCCTCCAGGACGGTGTCCACATAGAAGTCGGTGGCCTCGTCCATCTCGCCGTTGTAGTAGCTGTCCTGCTGGATCACGGCCAGGCGCTTCTTGTACTGGGCGTCGGTGATCTCATGCAGGACGTGGCGGAGCTTCAGCTCGGCCAGGCTGTGGGCGACTGTTCCCTCGTCGGCGTAGCTGCTGGAGCCGGGATCCGGGCACTGATCAGACAGCGCGACGGAGCCGGGGCAGTTGATCCAGCGGTGTGCGGCCGATGCGGAGCAGCGGGCGTGTTTAGTCGGCATTGGTTTCCTCCTCTGCGATCTTCATGAGCTTCGGCAGATCTGCCAGGTCCACCTCGGTGAGCTTGCTCTTGCCGGTCTGCTCACTGATCAGCTCGGCGGCGCGATTGTAGCCGCGTTTCTTATTGAGGGCGGCCAGCTGCTTGCGGACAGCGATGCGGAAGTCCTCCGTCACCTTTGCAGGCTCCGGATCGGGCTCAGGAGCGGCCTCAGTTTCCGCCTGGACGGCCTTCTGGGTCTTCTTGGTGTTGTTCTTAGGCTTAGGAGCTTCAGGGGCTTCCTGGGCCTCCTGGGGCGCCTCCTGGACGGCCTCAGCAGGTGCAGGCTCCGGGGTGTTCTCAGGCTCGGCCTGAGCGGGTACTGCGACGAGGGAAGGGGACGCGATGCCCATGTATTCCTTGAACTCGTCCAGACTTTCAAATTCGACTTTGATCTTCATGCTTTGATTTTCCTCCTTAGCTGTGATATAAATGGGGTGTGTTCTTCTGGGGCTCCGGGGCTTGTCTCCGGGGCCTTAGTCTTTTTGTGCTGCCATGTTTCTCGCCTCCTTCTTGGCCTTGACCGTTTTCGGGTCCAGGCGGACTATGTAGAGGCCGGCACCGCTGCGGTAGATCTCGAACAGATCGCCCAGGGGATCCTTGCGTCTGAACGCCTGGATGGCGCCGAGCCGTCTCTTTGCTTCTTCCGGGGTGTCGTACTCGATGGCCATGTTTTTCTTGGTTCCCTTCAGGAAGCTCTCGATGGCAACGAGGTCCTCACTCCTCTGGCCGCCTCTGAACGTCTTGCGCTCGGGCAGCTTCACGTCATAACTGATTTTCATAGCATCCTCCTTATGTTTTCGTAGGTGATGGTGTCGCCGTAGGTCATGCCATCAGTCCCGGGGATCGGGTCCTCCAGGCTGACCGCTTGGATCCGGCGGCTGCGTTTTGCATACTCGCCTCCGATGGCCGACTGCATTGCCTTGAAGGCGATGGTCTTGAAGCTGTAGTAGTGGAGCTCCAGCTCAGTGTGCCAGCGCCTGACTGAGCGAAGATAGCGGAAGATCACGACGTCGTACCAGTCGTCGACCGGCAGCTGTCTGATCCGCAGATATTCCAGGACGAGATGGTGGTGCTGGACTGCGAAGGCCTGCTCCTCCGGTGTCAGGGGTTCCTGCTTCATGTCCCCCCCCCGCTTAGCAGCCATAGTGATCATCCTCCAGCACTTCCGCCATGTCGATGACGCTGGCGGCGTACCAGCTCAGCTCGCCCCCGGCCAGATAGCCCTCCAGGCGGCCGTCGCCGTTGTAGTACATCAGGACGGCGCCCAGATCGTCGCCGTAGATCCTGAACAGCTCAGCCAGGAAGTCGGCCGCCACCATCATGTTCGGGCCCGTCTCCCACATCTCGGCCTCCGTCACGCCCAGGCGCTCCATGCGGTCGGCGTGCCAGTAGAGGGAGACCTGCATCAGACCGGTGCAGTCACCGTTTACGGCGTCCGTCTGGAAGCGGCTCTCGTGCCAGGCTATGGCCTCCAGCAGCTCCGGAGAGATGTCGTAGACCTCGCCGGCGGCCCTGGCAGCTTCCTCCACGTCGTCCGGGATGTCGGGGCCGTTGTAGGGTTCCGGCTCAGCTGCGAGATCCTGGAGCTCGTAGGAGATCGCCGGAGGGGCTTCTGCGGGCGTCACCGTGGCCACAACGTCCAGCGGTGCGTTTACACTATGCCAGTGAGCCAGACCAGCCAGCGAGCCGATCAGGACGCCCAGCAGCAGGCTGAGTAGATTGGCCGGCCATGTCCGGCGACGTCTGCGTCTTTTCATCCTTCTGTACCTCCTCGATGTTTTTCAAGATCGCCCGGTATGCAGAGCGGGCGAGCATCGTCAAGTCGATGTTTTCCATGCGCTTGTCCTCCTTAGATGGTTTTGATGGTCTGGCGGCCTATGCACGCGGTCCCCCCCGCTCCCAAACAAACCAGGAGTAACTGGTGGCGTCGGTGCCGTGGCCGGTGAAGCTGGGCCGCTTGTGCAGGGTGTAAAGCCCGCTGAGCGGGTGCTCCTGCCACCATCTGAAGCGCTTCTCGCTCTCCAGGAAGTTCGTCCGGAGCAGGAAGATCAGCAGACCGCCAGGGTGGAGCAGCTCCAAGCTCTTGTTGATGAACTCCAGGGCCATGCTGTAGGGCGGGTTGCCGATGATGACGTCGTAGCCCAGGCCCGGGTCGTAGTCGAAGAAGCTGCCGATGGTTACGTTGTCGGCCAGTGCCTCCAGCTGGGCGCGTTCCTCTGGCCGGATCTCCACGGAGTCGATCCTGTTGGTGTAGCCGTGGTTCCGCAGGGCCTGAATGATGGCGCCGTTCCCGGCGGAAGGCTCCAGGATCCTGTCGCTGGTGCTTATGCCCTCGAAGCTGTTGAGGAAGGCGTGAACGGTGTCGGCCGGTGTTGCGTAGAAGTCGTAGGCCTTGCGCTGGCCGCCTCTGTTGGTCGCGCTCATTGTGGTGTCCAGCTCCTTCCGTTGCAGATGAAGTAGTCGTCGGCCGGGATGTAGCTCTCCAGGATCAGAGCGGTCGGGCTGCCATCATGACTGCAGCAGGCGTCACAGATGTGATCGCCCTCGCCGATTGGCTGCATATTGCCGCAGGTCTCGCAGCACTTGAAGGGCTCCGGCTTGCGTTGTTTGGTCTTTCGTGCCATGTGTGTCCTCCTTTGATGTAATCAAAATGATTACTTAGAAAGTAAAAAAAATAGCGTCAACGGTAGTGTTGAAATAATGGGCCAGGGCCATCTTGATGGTGTCAGTAGGCACACGCTCGCCGCGTTCATACTGAGAGATGGCCACGGCGGTCACGCCGACAGCGTCGCCGACTTCTTTCTGGGGTCTGGTGCCTCGCAGAGTGCGAAGTCTCTCCCCGATGGTCTGGGCGTCAATAGTCTTTTTTGCAGCCATGCTTTGCCTCCTTCCTTAGTTTTTGGGGTCGTGGATCTGGACGTTGAGCTGGCGGCCCAGCCAGTCCAGGCCGTCTCGGGTCGTCCAGAAATAGACGGTTTTCTCTCCGGGCTTGCCGCTCTCGACGAAGCCTCTGCGCTCCAGCTTCCGCAGCGCCTCGTAGTCCGGCCCGGACAGTGCGGCGCAGAAGTAACTGCGGTAGGGCTTGTAGTACCGGCGACCGTGCCGGACATAGGGGCGCTTGTAGTTCAGGCCGATCATGTGGGCCATGATCTGGACCTCTCTGGAGTAGTTATTCAGCGGGATGTCCTTCCTCATTGTTGGCCTCCTTAGCGCTGGACTCTCTGGGCTCTTGCCTGGATTTTGAGCCAGAGCCGCATGGTGTCCCGGGTGATCAGCCAGGATCCGCTGGCTGCGATGAAGTGGTCGAGGTAGGTGTGGACGACCTCGCCCTCGATGACGTACTTGGCGCCGATCCAGCAGAGCTCGAAGGCGACCAGGGTGATGACCAGGGTGATCAGGAAATTGAGATAATAGACCCATCTTTTCATGGTGTCACCTCCTTCGCGAGTACGTCGCACCATTCGATGAAGGCCCGCAGGATCGGGTTGGTGTTGCCCTGGTCCGCCCAGCCGGCGAAGCCGATCCATCCGTCAGCGTTGAAGCTGATGCACTCGCGGCGCTCGAAGTAGTGGCTATTGACATACAGGAAGCAGCTGATCAGGGTGCCGTTGGTCTTCCGTTTGAGATCGATCCGGCGGCTCAGGTACATGGAGCCCATCGTGGTCTCGCAGTCTGCGTTGGCCTTCTTGATGTGCTTGTTCAGGAGCATGACCAGGGTGAGGATGTCGCCCTCGGTCACGTTGGCGTAGGTGAGGCCCTTGCCGGTGAAGTAGTCCCGAGCCTCGTTATTGGTGCAGACGGGGAGGATCCCCGTCTTTCTCATATATGCGCCCATATTAGCCCTCCTTCGTCATGTAGTCGTAGAGCTTGGCCTTCAGGCGGATGACCTCGGCCTCAGCAGCTTCGGCACAGCGCTGGGCCTCGCCGGCGGCGGTGGCCTCCTCGTCACATCTCTGGCCGTTCCAGCGTGCGGTCTCCTGCATCTTGGTCAGCTGAGCCTTCAGCTTGGCGATCTCGGCGTCCTTCTCCTCAGCGACCGCATGAGCGGCAGCATGGGCGGCCTCGTAGTCCTTCACGGACTCGGTCAGCTTGTCCTCCAGCTCTGCGGCACGCTTCTCAGCGCGACGGACGCGGTCGGCCATGGAGCAGCCCCAGTCGTTCTCGATGTTCTCAGCAGCGAGGTCGAAGCAGCCCTCGAAGGCGGTGGCCAGGTAGGACTCAGGGCCGAGGGTGTCGACGATCCGGCGGATCTTGGCCAGAGCATCGCGCTCCTGCTGCTTGGTGGCCTGGGCGTCGGTACGGACGAGCTCGACGCTGACGATGACGCCGGTGCCGTGACGGTAGCACTTGTTGAAGTCTTTGCAGGCCTGCTTTTCGGTGGCTGCGGTGAAGTGGTCGGCTCCCTGGGTGCCGTTCTCACGGGTGAAGGTGATCTTGTAGGTGTTCATTGTGTGCCCTCCTGTTGTGGTGTGTTCTTCTGTGGTGTAATCAAAATGATTACTTTACAAGTATAAACAATTCGTTTATAATTGTCAATAGGAAAATAAACAAAATGATTACTTTTTTTTCAGGGGGTCAAAACCATGGAATTTTGCCAGATATTAAAGCAGCTGCGAGCTGAGCGCGGTATGTCTCAGCAGGAAGTGGCTGATCGGTTGGGTCTTAACAAGCAGGCGGTTTCTCAGTATGAGCGCGGCGTCCGCAAGCCGAACTTCGAGATCGCCGAAAAGTTGGCCGATATTTTCAACGTGGATCTTAATTATTTGCTGGGCTATTCTGACAAGATCGCTCGGCTGTCTGGCGACCAGACAGATCCCGCCTCTGGGACCTACGTCGAAGCGACTGCGGCCGAGCTGGAGCTGCTGAAGGCATACCGGCACGCCGGAGCAGAGACCCAGGCCGCCATCAGAGCGATCCTGCACATTTAAGGAGGGCGACTATGTTCGGAGGCAAAAAGAAAGCGGCCGCCGAGATCATGGCGCCGCAGTGGATGAAGATATTGATCGAGAGCAGGGACATCGTAAACCGGACGACGGATCCGGAGGTCTTTTTCTCTCGTTATGATACCGTGAAGGAGATGGCCGGAAACTTGGCCAGCATCTCGAAGTATGTGAAATTTAAGGGCACGAAGCCGGCCGAGGTGCTTCGGATGGCCACGGACCAGGAGCAGGCAGCCGTCCGGGATCTGATCGTCCGCTGCTTCCAGAAGGCGACGATGAACGCCGAAAAGGTGAAGACGGAAAAAGGGAAGCGAGGCCAGTTTGAGAAGTTCCAGACCTCTCTGGAGCCGTACTTCTTCCGGATGTCTGACGAGAACGCTCAGCTGGTCCAGGATCTGCACGATGAAGCACTGAAGAAGATCGGAGGGTGAGCCTATGCGCGGCGTTATTTATGCCAGATACTCACCAGGCCCACGGCAGACAGATCAGTCCATCGAGGGCCAGGTGGCAGATTGTAAATATTATGCAGAGGAGAACGGGATCGACATCATCGAAGTATATGCCGACCGGAAGGTCTCCGGCAAGAGCGTCGTCGGCCGTGACGAGTTCCAGCGGATGCTGCGGGACGCGGAGCGCGGTCTGTTTGACTGCGTTCTGGTGTGGAAGATCGACCGCTTCGGCCGTGATCGCCAGGACATTGCCCTCGGCAAGCTGACCCTGAAGCGTGCCGGCGTCAAGCTGCTGTATGCGAAGGAGAGCGTCCCGGAGGGCCCGGAGGGGATCATCCTGGAGAGCGTCCTGGAAGGTCTGGCTGAGTATTACTCCGCCGATCTCCGGCAGAAGGTCATCCGAGGCATGAAGGAGACCGCGAAGAAGGGCCAGTATTGCGGCCAGCCGCTGCCTATCGGTTACAAGGTGGACGCCGAGCGCCACGTCATCATCGACGAGGAGAAGGCTGCCGTCGTCCGGGAGGCCTTCCGGATGCACATTGCAGGCGCCCAGACGAAGGATCTGATCGAGCTGTTCCGGAGCCGTGGGATCACTGGCCAGCGTGGCCGGCCGATCTCTCAGGCCGTGATCTATCGGATGCTGCGGAACAGGAAGTACCTGGGCGAGTTTGAAGTCCAGGGCGTGCCGCTGCCGGTGGAGCCGATCATTGACAAGGCCACCTTCGAGGAGGCGGCCCAGCATTTCAAAACGAGCCGAAACAATGCAGCGGGGAGGGCGAAGGTGGACTATCTGCTGAGCTGTAAATGCTTCTGCGGGTACTGTGGCGCCATGCTTAACGCAGAGGCCGGCACCAGTAAAACCGGGAAGGTATACCACTATTACAAGTGCGGAGACAAGAAGCGCGGGAAGAAGTGCGAGATGAAGGCCATCCCCCAGGAGCGCCTGGAGGACGCTGTGATCCTGGCCACGGTCCACGATATGCTGACCGATGACATGATCGGCAAGCTGACCGTCCGCGTGCTGGAGGTCCAGGAGCAGGAGCTGGCCGACGATCCGGTGAACGCGCTGCGGCGCCGTCTGGACTCCGTCAGGAAGCGCCAGAGGAACTTGCTGGACGCTATCGAGGAAGGCGGGGCCCGGGGCCTGGTCTCTCGTTTGAGCGCCCTGGAGGACGAGGAGGAGGCTCTGGTCGTAGAGATCGAGCGGGCAGAAATAAAAAGGCCCCGACTCACTCGTGAAGTGGTCGAGGCCTGGCTGAGATCTTTCCGCGATGGGGACGTCACCGACGAGGACTTCCGGGCGCGGCTGATCGACACGTTCGTGGCCCGGATCGAAGTCCGGAACGACGTGGCGCTGATTTTTTACAATATAAGAGAAAAAGGACCGCACTCTAAAGTTCGAGTACGGTCCGAATGGTGGAGGCGAGGAGAGTTGAACTCCTGTCCGAAAACGCTTCAAAGGGAACTTCTCCGGGCGCAGACGCTTGTTTTGGGATTCCGCATCCCTGTTTCCCTCGTTACCGGCCAAACGTCAAGACGGCAAGTCGGGTAG